CTGCCACTTACACACCAGTAGGTGGCAGTGCTGTTTCTGTGAACGGTATCTTTGATGCTCCACAGGCCAGCCGTGGCGCAACAGACTTGATGGACATCACAATTCCATCACCACAGTTTGTTTGCCGTACCGCTGATGTACCTTCGGCTGCTGATGGCGATGAAATTATCATTCGCTCTGTGGCCTACAACGTTCGAGTTGTTTTAACGGATGGAACTGGCGTAAGTACCCTTATTCTCGAAAAGGTGTAGCATGAGCCACGTTCGGCAACAGATCAGAGATTATGCTGCCACTCTGCTGGTGAACTTTATCTACGACAGGTTTGGCATTGTAATCCAAGATCGTTTTAGCAATAATCTTGCAGCCAGGGGGTCTGGAGATTTGCTTTCTACAGGAACATTGTACAAGTTTCGTAAGTATGCGCTTGATGATGCCCAACTTCCCGCATTAATTGTATATACAACAAATGATGTAACAAGCCTTGCCACTATGGGTAGTCGCACCTTGTCCCACAACCTTGAACTAAGGGTTGATGTCATTAACAAAGGATCAAGTGTTAGCATATTTGAGAACATAGAAAGTTTCTGCGCTGAATTGAACGGCGCGATTGAAGCTGACTATAGTTTCAACGGTCTTGTCAAAAGTTGTGTTCTCACACAGTCAGATTTCAGCGTCGATACAACTGGCGAAAAGGCAATTGGCACTGGCAAGATGATCTTTGACGTTAGGTATATGACTGCTATCAATAACTGCCAGGTGTCTATTTAATGTCACACATTAATAACCAGATACGCGATCAAATCGCTACAATCATAGGCGCTTTAAATTTCTTTTCTGGGCGTGTATATAAGATGCGATCCTACGCTTTAGATGATGCGAAACTGCCAGCGGCTGTGATTTATACAAACAGCCAAAGTAGTTCATTGGCCACCATAGGCACAAAAACATCTATGGGATCATTGCAAGTCTATGTTGAGATTTTTATTAAAGGTTTAAGTTCGACCATTATAAATGAGATAGATGATGCTTGCGCTTTGATTGAAGATGCAATTGGTTCTGATTTCCAGTTGTCAGGATTAGTAAAAAGCTGTATTCTGTCACAGTCAGACGTTGATATTAATGTTGAAGGCGAGAAACCAGTTGCTAATGCACGGTTGTCTTACGCGGTTCAATATGTTACGCTGCTTTCTGATCTGGAGACACCGCGATGAAGATGGTCAAAGTTTATAACAAAACTGGCGATGAAATACTTGCCTGTGAGGTTGATCTGGACCGCTACGCACAGATCGGCTGGACGCCTTTTAAGGAAAAGCCCAAGGCAAAGCCAGTGGCTAAAGAGGAGACTGAGTAATGGCTACGCACACTGGTTCAGAAGGAACTGTTCGGGTTGGCGCAAACGCCATTGCCGAAATTCGTTCATATTCTGTTGAAGAAACGGCAGACACTGCTGAAGATACTTCGATGGGAGATTCATACCGCACGTTTAAGACTACTCTCAAAGCATGGACCGGATCGGTTGATGTCTTTTGGGATGAGACTGACACCCTTGGACAACTTGCTCTTGTGGTTGGAACTACGGTCACAGCAAACTTTTTTCCAGAAGGTGCGTCTGCTGGTGCGTCTGAAAAGTATTATTCCGGTGATGCAATTGTTACTGGTAAGACTGTTACAGGAAGCTTCGACGGCATGGTCGAGTCCACAATCACGCTTCAAGGCACTGGTGCTTTGACGCTTACCACCTTGGCGTAAGGAATACTTAGATGGCAACTCATACTGGTTCAGAAGGCACTGTCAAAGTTGGGGCAACCAACAGCGTACTGGAAATTCGCTCGTACTCTGTTGAAGAGACATCTGACACTGCTGAAGACACTTCGATGGGTGACGGATATCGGACTTTTAAAACTACGCTAAAGGCATGGACCGGATCGGTTGATGTCTTTTGGGATGAATTGGATACAACGGGCCAGGGCGCTTTGATTGTCGGTTCTGAAGTTGCTGTTCGCTTTTTGCCAGAAGGTGCAACTGCCGGAGATATTTATTATTTTGGCAACGCAATTGTAACTGGCAAAACTGTTACGGGTAGCTTTGACGGAATGGTAGAATCAACAATTACACTTCAAGGCACTGGTGCTTTGGCATCTACTACTGTTTAACTTAGAGGGATATAATTTATGAGTATTTCAAAGCGCATTGCAGAACGTACATCGACAAAAATGCACATTGATGTTGTTGAATGGGGTGAAAAGGGTGCGCCAGAAAAGGTTTATTATGGCCCCCTTCTTGCCGGAGAATTAAACCGGATACAGCGCAAGCATCCCCAGTTCCTTAACTCTGCATCATTTGAAGCAATGGTTGACCTAATTATCCTTAAGGCAGAGACAGGCCAAGGCGATAAGTTGTTTACGCTTGAAGACAAGGCCATCTTGATGCGCGAAGAGGTCGCTGTAATTTCGACTGTTGCTGCTGCCTTTATGAGCGGTAGCAGTGTCGAAGACGCGGAAAAAAACTAACCAACGATCCGTTTAGGTTCAATTTACTGACCTTGGCGGATCGGCTGGGCAAAAGCATCTCAGAGATTGAAGAAATCTCAATAGAAGAGTATAACGAGTGGGTCGCTTACTTTAAGCTGGACGCAGAAAGGCAAAAGCGTGGCTCAGGACCAAAAAATTGAGTTTCTATTTGCGGCTCAAGTTTCTGGGCAGGAGCAGCTAGTTAAGCTGACTCAATCTGTTGACGCTTTGCGTAAAGAAGTTGATAAGTTAAAGACTGCTAATAGTGGACTTACAACTGGAACGGATGCCGTAGGCACGGCCCTAGGTAAAAATAGTAATAAGTTAGATGCAAGTGCTAAGGCCATAAGGAATGCCCGTCAGGGTACTCAGCAGCTTGGTCTTCAGTTCAATGACCTTGCTACATCCATATCTACTGGCGCAAGCCCAATCCAAGCCTTTAACCAACAGATTGGTCAGATAGGCTACGCCATGTCCATGATGGGTGGACGGCTTGGGGCGGTTGGTAGCTTCTTGGCTGGTCCCTGGGGTGCTGCGCTGCTTATTGGTACAATGGCGGTAAGCTACCTAGTACAGACACTGACTGCGGCCAGTGATAAGGCGGCTGAGTTAGAAGTAGCAACCTCATCGTTAGGTTCCGCACAATCTGCTATGGGGGATATGTTTGACGTATCTACTGGTAAGATCAAAAGCAACACAACGGAAACGCGCTTAAACACGCTTGCCAAAATTGCCAACTTAAGGGTTATGGCAGCAGAAGCCGCTGCGGCTGCTGAATCGCAATTTGAAAATGTTGTTGATCCTGGCGTTTTCCAGCGTATGCAGAACATTGGCGCTGATGTACTTGGCTCTATATACACACCAAAAGCTGGTATGTTTCCAGGCGTTTTTAATAAAGACTTTACTAAAAACTTAGGCACTGGTCGCAAAAACGTTGCAGCATTTTATGCTGTTGCTGACGCTGCTTTTGATGAACTTGCCAAAGGATCAAAAACCGCTGGCGCAGAAATTGAAAACCTATTTAGAAAAGGCGATCAAGAACTTCAGAAATATATATTGAATAGAAATAAGGCGCTTTCATATGAAAAGGGTGCTGATGTAGGACAGGAGTCATTTGATAGAGGTATTCTTGACGCATCACTTATAAACCCAGACAAATCAAGGCCCAAAAAGCCAAAGGTTATGTCTGAAGCTGATAAGCTTCGTGCTGCTCAAGAGGCTGTAATTGCACAGTATAAAGCTGGTGAGTTATCGCTGGGCGAGTTTGAAACAAAGCTAGTTGCTGTCACAGAAGCATTTAAGGACGCTAGAAGTCCGGCAGAGGATTATCTAAAGCAATTTAAGCAAGCCAACGAAGACGTTGAGAAGTTCAAAAAGTCTACAAATGATCTGACAACAAAGGCAGTTCCTGACTATATTAAAAAACTTCGTGAATTAGAAGATCAATATGAAAGTATTCAAAAAAATGAGAAGATGACTACCGATCTTCAAATTGGCTTTATGAATGCAATAAAGGCTACTGCCACTGGTCCTATAGACACTCTTATTAAAAAGTATGAGGCTCTTCATACTGGAATGACGCAGTTTGAGACTGATCAAGCTGCGGCCCAGGATGTGCTGGAAGCATTGGGTAGGGAAACTGGCGAGGCCAGCGGCGTTGGGGCTGCTGCCGCTCAAGAAGCAGTCTCAGCTT